GTGATGTGGCTTTGTACGCCATGTCACAAACAGAGACACAAAGAAATCAATCAATCTTTTTGAGGCAAAAAATGACAGCAGCACAGCGTATTTATATTGTTGGACACGGTACAGAAGTTCGTTTGATCCGTGCCCCACACAAAGCACAAGCATTGGCCCATGTGGCTCGTTCATTGATCAACGTCAAAGTGGCAACACAGGACGAATTGGTGACGGCTCTGGGGCGTGGTATTTCTGTTGAATCAGCAGTTGACCCAGCGCAAACAACTTTGCTAGAATAACCAACAGAGGGAAAGCGAATGCTGGCATCGCGTACGCAAGGCAATTGCACCAGTGAAGCGAGTACCTCTACCTTTCAAGAGAAACTTTCAGGAGAAAACAATGAGTAAATTAGACGATATCCATTTTGGCGGCAAAGTAAAAGCATTCTTTGACTTGCCTATTTTTGGCAGGGCTCGCAATTCTGACCCTGTGACCAGCCATCAGGCAGCAGATCAGGTCACAACCATTTCAAAACACTTCCAAACCATCCATTTAGCCCTCATTAAGCATGGGCCTATGGGTAAGGATGCCATTGCTTATTTTGCCGATCTAGAGCCGAATGCGGTGGCTCGTAGACTGCCTGAGCTTCAGAAGCTTGGTTTGGTTGCTTTGACCGGCAAGACAGTTCAGTCAAATGCTGGCAGAAAGGAGCGGGAATGGAAAGCTTGTTAAACATTGCAGCCCTAATCTTGATGTTGTCAGCCTCAATATTTGTTTTTATTTTGGTTGGCTTGTTTATTTTTATTTGTATTGAATTGATAAAGGATTGACATGAACACTTTTGGCTATTTCTCGGAGACATATTGGTCACGAGCTTTAAGCGAAGATCTTGAGATCTGGTACGACAACATTGAACATGAGCCTGAAAATGGCATCAATTGGGAATTTGAATGGGAGGCTCTGGACAGCAACGGTAAAGACCGCAAAGACGATATGCCATCTAGAGAACGCAACGAGGTCGAAAAGGTAATCAGAGACTACATATCCGACCCCGCCAATAGGGACGATTAAGCAAACGCCCGTGTGCCCTGTTTGTCAATGATCAAAGCCATTGACCTCGGGGCACTGTATTTAGTGTTGGGAATTGAAACATGCGTCCAGCGGTCAAATTCCCTGATCACCTGATCAAAGGGTAGGTCAGATTCAATAATGGCGGTCACCACCGCATCCGGTGTCATACCTGGTACTCGAATATCGGCGGCACATCCACGGCGGTGCTGGCTGGTATTTTTTGAGCCAACTGCTGCATTAACTTGCTCAGAACGAAATGCGCTGTTGACAATAATGGGCTTCCCCCCCAGCAATTTTTTGACATCTTCAAGAAAATCAGCCAGCCGGTACAGGTTTGCCAATTCATCAGCGTCCGGCGTATTGTCAAATTCACGGTGGTCTGTGTGGGTGAGTTCTTCGAGGGTGAAATGTGGCGACAAATTCATGGTGTAGGGCTTGATTTGTGAAGGAGTTCATCCTTACGCTGGCTACCTGCCGAAGACCCAAAATAAAACGCAATGATGCCCGTCCAAGCCGTTCCTAAGCTACCCAGCATCAACATCAAAGCATCGCTGGTTTTGAAATGATCCGTCATCAAACCAACAAGGATGCCAAAGAATCCAACAGTCACCGCAATAGCCATCAAACCTGGTATGTAAGATTGTGTGGTGGCTTGCATCTCACGGGCTGATTTGCGGTCATCAACGGCAATCTTTTCAAAATCCAAACCTAGTTCTTGAGCCCGAGCCGCCATAGCCAGTTCGGCAGTTTTGATCTGCGCTATCTGGTCGGCAGTCAACTTGCCTTCAGCAATGGTCTTGTTTACATCTTTGGGGTCAATGCCTACCGCCTTTGAAATTGCGTCAACAGCAAGTCCAGCAAGTGGGCCACCAAGGGCTGTAGCAATAGTGGGAGCAATTTGTCTAAGCCAATCCATCATTTTTCCTTTGCTTCGTTGATTAATTTTTGAACTTGTTTCTGCTGTTGCTGAGTCTCTTTTTTTGCTTCAAGAATATCAATATACATGAATGCCATGACCGGCAGCATCAAAGCAAACACTACGCACATTGCAATTAAACCAATTAAAAACCCCATCTTACTTTCCGCTCCATTGCGATCAACAGAAACATTAGGTACAGGTATAGGATAACTATAGTCACTGCTGCGAGATACAGGGCTTTGTCTTGTAGACTGCTTAACAATTGTCTTCGTTGCCACAATTTAAGCCTTTCCTGTTGCGCTTGCTCTTCTTCTTTCTTTGCTTTTTCTTCTTGAATTACTTTCCGCATTTCTAAAAAATCTGTATACACAGCACCCAATTCTGGTGGGCTTTGATATATCAAGGTTTCCCTTAATTCCACTTCCATTTGCGCCATTCTGCGTTGAGCCAAGACCCTGTCAAGGGCTTGCTGATTAAGTGAAACTTCTTTCTTTGGCTTCTTTTCTTCTTCTTTGACAACCTTGACTAAAGTTTCATGGGCGGTAAAAAAATTACCCAAGTGCTTGCTAATGTCTTGCACGACATCAACAACTTCAGCGCCGGTGGCTTTATATTCTTTATACAAAGCACACCCTTTTTTGACATAGCCAACAGCAGTACTGGCAGCGGCAAGAAGAGTGATTGGGTCAATTTTTAGCTCTTGCTAAGAAACAAGTGGGTCAAGAATCCAATAAGTGAACTCAGGCCGGACATAACTGCCATGCCTACCCAAAGGCCACCCTTGCCTTGATTTACCAAGCCAATAAGTTCATCAATGGAAGCTTCCATCTTGTCGATTTTCTTTTCTAGATTTTCGACTTTTTGTGTCAATACGCCATAAGCGATGGGATCAATTTCAGCCATGATTTATCTTATTGTTTCAGTTGTAGTGGATCTGTCAAACTGCGAATCAACGAACCGCCACCTTGACCAATTTCATTAGGACGCAATGATGGCGGTGCAGCAGCGCCTCTTGGGACAGATGAAATAGCAGCTTTTAATGCTTCTCTGCTTGGCTTAGTTGGCCCTTGAAGATTTGTTTCGTACCATTTTTTGAATTCATTAAATTCTGGCGGCACACCACCACCTGGCCCCATCATAGGAGGCTTGCCTTTCAATACTTCATTAACCAGCCGGTCATATGCCGCATGAGCTTGAGGATCTGCTTGACCGCCAAAATGGCTTACAAACCAATTTTTAGCGCCAGCAATACGCTGCTCTTCAGTTTGAATTTTTGGAGCTTTAGGCGGCTTTACTTTTGGCGCTTCGATTGTTTCAGCAACTGGAGCCGCTTGCGCTGCTGTAATCAGTGGATTGTTTGTCTTGATTGGAGTTGTTGGCAAAACAGGAGAAGTAACAGGTTCAGCAATTGCAGGAGCAACAACTGGAGGCGGCGCAGCACCCGCAGGAGGCTGAAGCAATGCAGGAAGCTTAGGATTAAGCGGCGCTTCAACAACGGGCGCAGGAGGCGCAACAGGCGCTGGTTGAGCAGCAGCCGGTATCTGGGCTTGAGGAACTACATTACCCCCCGCTGGAGTTGCTACAGGCGCTGGTTGAACAGCTTTCACAGCGGCATTTGCTCTTGAGCGTTCAAGCAATTGTCTGTCTTCCGCACTTAAGGAAGACTCCCAATCTTTTGGACGCACTGTTTGCGTCTCAGGCTCAAGAAATGGTTCACTTGGCTTTTTTTGACTGACATCCATTTGAGGCTCAATGCGCTGAGTGCTTTGTCCAGGCTTTTCAGCGCCAAAGAATTTATCTTTAAGCAATTTAGCGCCAGCCAAAACACCAACTCCAGCCGCAGCACTTGCTCCGTAAGTCATTGGATCCATGTTCCTTGCACTGTCTGTCACAGATTGAACAGTAGGAGCAGTCACTGGTTCGCTTTCAGCAGAAGCTGCTGGTTTGCTTTGCTTGCTTGAATAATGCCTAGAAGCCGCATCAATCAACTCTTGATCGGTTGCATCATCTGGGCCTTCAATCGTAATGACTGAATTGTCAGGCAATTGAACTTTATGCTCTGCCATGATTACTCCTTGACCTTGAATTTACGGTCAGAATTGCGAATGACTTTAAACCCTTGTGGGCCAGCGCTTTTATCCAATTCGGGAATGTTGATTGGTGCATTTGAGCTAGTAGGCTTTTCAGTCGTGATTGGCGCAAGTGCTGGCTTATTGCCTTCCACTGCCGCTTGAGGAACTTCACCCGCAACAGATTCTTTTGCAATAATTGTTTTGGTACTCTTGGTTTTATTGATGTCGTTCATCTGCGCTCGAACAATAGCCTTTGCTTCATCACGTTTATTTGCATATCGCTCTGTAACTGAGTAGGCTCTTTCAATATCACCAGGCGAAGGAGCAGATCCAGCCGGATAGTTTTTCAACATATCCCTGCGGAAGTCTGCATAGTCTTTAGAAATCTCAGCATTGAATTGACCAACCAATTGTTGCACTTGAAAACGAGCATATTGATCCGCAACATTTGGCAAAGTCGGATTAATCAAGAATGGCAAATTAGCGTCTACGCCATGTTTTTGCGCCAACTCAAAATTCTTTTGTGCAATCTGCTTTTGAATGTCAAGAATGTTTCCAAATTGCTGCTGCTGTTGAGCATCCATTTTTTTAAACATTAAACTATTTATCGCATCTTCTCTTGTCTGAGAAAAATTTTGTTCAAATGTTTTTCCAAATGCGCCGCTTTGCTGAAGACTTTGCAATTTACTGTTGTCAACATTTTTGTTGTTCTTGTCAACAACTTGCCCATCAGCATTTACTCCCATGCCAAAAGGCGCAAGAGCAGCGCCAAGAGTTTTTCTTTGCTCATTGCTTAATGACTGACCGCCATTTCTGGTGTATTGATCAAGTGCGCTGACATTTTGAGAAGAACTGCCGCCCAACTCAACAGATCGAGTTCCAAATGATGCAGCTTGCGCCCTCTCTTCTGGAGAAATCAAATCGTTGTCACCAAGGCTAGTCCAAAGCTTTTGCATTTGATCTCTTGCCAAATTATGCAAAGAAGCCAATTCAGGTGCGGCAGATGCAATGTCATTTGTTGCATGTTGTGCTTTGTTGGCTTGATCAAGATTAAAGTCAAGTTGCTTCTTACTGGCGATGTAAGGCAAAGTTTCTTTTGTATCGGTCAGGCCAGCGCCACGTTGGGCATACTCATCCGGAAACACTTCTCGACCAGTAATTGGATCAATGACATTTTTCATTACGCCACTTTCAGTCCAATTTTGTTGAAGTGGCTTACCAGCACGGTCGTAAATAATTTTGGGCGTAATCATGCCTTCGCTTACAAAAAAGCGAGCATTTTTATTGCCCATCAAATGTTCAGCAAGAGCCCTGATAACACTGGGTTCGTTTTGAGCTTTAGGCCATTGATTGACTATTTCTAACTTGCCTTGAGGTGATTGTGGCCCACCCTTTTTGTCAATTGCAGAAGTGATCTCATCAAACTGAGAGACACGATTTGCCATGCCTCTCCATGCATTCATGGCTGGCTTTTCAAACTCAGTGCCTTGAGCGGTCTTGGCAAAATTAAACATTTTGTCAGGATCGCCAGATTGAGCGGCTTGTGAATATGCATCACTCATTCCTGTGGCTGTGCCTGGTCGTGCCAATACAACTCCTGTGATGTCCTTGGGAGGAGGCACTACAGCAGTTTTAGGAGCTACAACTTCGGGTTGTGGAGGAGCTACAGCTTCAGCCATGATTTATCCAATCAAATAAAGAGTGTTGCCAATGATGAAAGCATTTTTAATGCGTCACCACCACCGCCTTGTTTGCCATACTGAGGCAAGTTCATTTGTGGAGGTGGAGCAGATGCCATTTCCATTGGAATTTGATCTTGAGCAGGATTTCTTGCTTTCAAAAGATCAGGCGAGATGGCAGACAGTGGGCCGGTTGTAACAGGTTTTGGCGATTCAACAGGTGTTGTAAATCCCAAATCTTCCATTGCCTTCTGTGTATCAGGATGATCTTCAGATTCTTCAACATTGTCAGGAATTGCCGCATTTGATGCGCTAGGCATTACCGGTTCTGCTGAAGCATTGGCAGGAGGTGGAACAGCATTTTGTTCAGATGGCGCAGTGCCAATTGAAAACGGCGGCAGTTCAACAGTCTTTTCTTTTTTGGGCATTAACAAAGATCCAGCAAGAAAAGCTAAAGGCGATTCTTTACCTTGTGACATGAATCTTTTTTC